AAATTTAAGTCAAGAAAAATCGTTTTCCAAATAAAAATAATTCCCATATCATAAGGACAAGCGGCAACGGCGGTGTTTGAGACAACTCAATCACAACGGTTGTTTCATTAGGCAGTTTTAGTCTCGCCAACTAGGAGTAAGACACATGCTAGAAGATCAAGACGTAAGTCAGGAAGTCGTCTCACCTGTGGAAGAACAAGCAAATGTGTCGCAGCAGGTCGAAGAAACTCAACAACAAGACGCACCTCAGGAGGACCCTCAGGAGCGAAACTGGCGTGAGGCTCGGCAGGCTTTAAAGGAACTAAGACGTCAGAACGACGAATTACGCCAACAGATTGGCCAAATGCAATCTCCAAAGGTGGATGATTCCGACGAGGAAGAGTCTACTGATAAAGATGAATGGGTGACCGAAGGTCGTCTTCATAAAAAGCTTTCAGCGCTTGAACAAAAAATCAAGCAACGAGAAGCGGAGACTGTAATTGATCGATTGAGGGGTAAATACGCGGATTTTGACGACGTGGTTTCAGAGGAAAACATTGCTTATTTGAAACAACACGACCCCGAACTTGCGGAAGGAATTGCAGCTCTTAAGCATGACCCCTATAGGCAAGGATTAGCCGCGTATAAAACGCTAAAGAGGACTGATTATTTTATGAATAGACAGTCTGTAGCCGATAAAGCAAAAGTTGCAGAAAACAGCAAAAAGCCGGTTTCCGTGCAAGCTGTTAGAAAAGCTGGAGCTTTGGCTGAAGCCAATCGCTTCGATAGAGGTTTGACACCAGAGTTAAGAAAAACACTTTGGCAGGAGATGCAAGAAGCACGCAAGGGGGCGTAAACGTCATGAGGAAATATGACAATTACAACTTCCTCGGTGCTGCCAGCGCCGGTGCAACAGAGCTTCTCGTACAAGCTACTGTCAGTACCCGTTCCCTATATGATCCACAAGATTCCGGCTATGCTAAAGCAAATGCCAAGGAACGGCGGTACAACATTAAGAATGAGACGGTACAATCCTCTCAATACTGCCACTGTACCACTTGGTAATAGTGGAATAACACCACCCCCACAAACGCTCACAGCTGTTGATATTGACGCCAAGATTGACTTCTACGGCACATATATCTATCTGAACGAGCAAGTCACACTACAAAACCAAGATCCAGTTTTGAATGAAGCTGCTCAACGTCTTGGGGTTTCTCTCCGTCAAACGGAAGATGAACTCACAAGAAATATGTTGGCATCTACTGCTTCATTTATCAACTGCACTGGCGGTGTGAACGGTGATAACCCTACCGAAATGGCAAGAAGCGACGTTGATACAGTCATTCAAACATTGGCTGGTAACAATGCTTATACCATTTCCGACAACATTGAAGGTGAAGACCGATTCGGTACAGCTCCTGTAAGGGATGCTTACTTTGCTCTCGGTTCCACTAACCTAATCCGCACAATCGAAGCAGTAAACGGTTTCATTGCGAAGGCGCAATATCCTTCTCAAATGAACGTGCTTAGACCTGAATGGGGTAGTGTTTCCAACCTTCGTTTCCTTCTGTCTAGCATTGGTAGCTTTAGCTCTAATGCTTCAGCTCTAGGAAATGACGTTTATAACGTCTTCTGCGTCGGTATGGAAGCTTATGCTAGCATTGAACAAGACGGTTATTCCGCTCAGTTCATCTACCGTCCACCTATCTATGACGGTCCATTAGCACTGAACGCCAGTGTAGGTTACAAGTTCGCCGAAGTGCCTCGTATAACAAACGACGCTTGGGTGATTAACCTCAGAACCACACTCAAGGCATAAGGAGGTGCACAATGGCTACATTAGATAATATTATAGTAGGTACGTTTACTTCAGATGGAACAGCAAAGACTCTTCCTATCCGTTGTGACGTTGACCACATAGAAGTTCTTAACTTAACTCAAATGGCAACTACCCAGGCAACTGGACTTGGTGTCAAGTTCGAATACTATAGAGGTATGGCGGCTGACTCTGCTATTGAGTATAAGAAAGCTAACGCTGCTAACACATTGACAGGTGTTCAAATCACTTCTGGTGGTTTTACACTCGTTGATTCTAGCACCAATACGCTAGGCTCAGCTCTCACTATCACTGGTGTGAGCCAAGCTAACCCAGCTGTTGTATCCTTAGCTTCGACTTCGGGGCTTTCTTCTGGAGATAGAGTACGCATCTATGGAACCACAGGAATGCTTCAGATCGCAGGCATGGACTTTACAATTGCTAGCGTCGTATCAAACACGAGCTTTACTCTAGCTTACTTAGATAGCTCAGGTTTTGGTGCTGCTGCTACTGCTGGTAGCGTTCGTAAAATCCCAGCTACTTCTCCTCTGTACTATCCAAAACGTCTATTTGTGACAGGAATTACTAAAGCCTCAAGTGCTGTAGTAACCCTTTCCGTGACTCATGGATTGACAGTCGGTCAAAGAGTAGTCTTCAACATTCCAAGTGCATTTGGCATGACTCAAATGAACGGTTTAAGAGGGCAAATTACAGCGATAAATACAACCACAAACACTGTGACTGTAAATATCGACTCATCTGCTTTCACCACATTTGCGTTCCCAACAAGTGCGTCTGTGCCATTCACATTTGCACAGATGATCCCATTTGGAGACGCTCCTGCCACAGTTGCCAACGTTAACGGTGACCAGGCCGTATTGGATGGTGCTACTGATAACCAAGGTATCGTCGGCATAACTCTCGCTGCTGGTGTAGACAGCCCTGCTGGCTCAACTAGCGACGTGATTTACTGGAGAGCATTGAAGTCATCTCAGTACCAAAGTAGCTAATCAATAGGGGAGGGGACTTTTTGTCCCCTTCCTTCTAAAAGGAGATAAAAATGGCAAAAGCAGCAGTTAAAGAATCTGTAGAAAAATCGATAGAAGTTCCAATGAGCCAGCCCATTACTGAGCTAGCAAAAAAGATTGACTCTTTATCGGGAAAGCAAAAACAAGAGTTTTGCAAAACGCTCAGTATGTCTGAGAAAAAAGCTTACATAAACTATTTGAAAGATCGCGACATGGAAATGGTTGAATGCGTCTTCCGTTGCCATGAGCCTAACGGTGGTAGCGTGACATTGACAGCACGTCCATATGAAGGATGTGAGTATTCCAATACATTTGTGGATGGACACACTTACACAATTCCTCTCTATTTAGCCAAGAGGATGAATAACGAATATCAAGGTATTGGGACATGGTATCCCACTCATAATTTCGTTATGGATGCTCAAGGTAAACCGATCATAGGTGTTGGTAAGAGAAACCATAGATTTAACTTTACTTCGAGTGTTTTTTCATGACGTTCGTTCCAGTACGCGGACTTATTGATTCCGTAACGAATGAAGTGAATGCTCAGGTAACGACAACCACAGACCATGGATACCTCACTGGGTACGTGGTCCGTGTAATTGTGCCTCCTGTGTATGGAATGAGTCTCTATAATCAAGCGAATATCGTAGTAACCTCTCCTACGACATTCACCACTGATTTAGATACCTCCAATCAATTGCCCTTTGTGGCGCCAACATTTGCTGCAAATGGACAGGCTTTTACACCGGCACAAGTAGTGCCAATTTCAGGGACTGAGGTCAATGTATCATGAGTGCAACCTTATCGGACATAAGAACAAAAGTTAGGAGGGTCACTAAATCTCCTAGCGTAAATCAGATAACAGATGCTCAGATTGACACCTATGTCAATACTTTTTATCTGTACGATTTTCCCGAGCAGTTGAGATTGAAAGATCTTTTCTCTAACTATAGGTTCACTACTCAACCCAATCAAGATAAATACGATCTTCCCACAGATTCCTACGTCACTGTAGAGCCTCCTTTGTATATCAACGGATATGAGTCCATGTTCACTCAATCCCAAGAATACTTCTTTATGCTCTACCCTAAATTAGCGACCACAAGTCAGACAGCCAGCGGGGATGGAACGAATGGACCCTATTCCTTTACTTTGGGTAACTATCCTGTGTTGCAGAGGGAGGTCGTTATATCTGCGGCAGATGGGACTGGTGCTAATCAAGTCGCCACAGACGAACCATTAGACCAAGCCTTATTTCCTAACCAAGGAAACTTAGTCTCTAACGGGACAAATGTAGGCACTATCAATTATGTCACCGGTGCTGTCACTATTACATTTTTATCTGCGATTGCCGCAGGAAATCCGATCAACTGTCAAATTGTTTTCTATCAGCCCAATCAACCTGTTTCCTGTTTGTTTTATCAGAACAGTTTCTATCTTCGTCCTGTTCCAGATAGTTCTTATCTTGTGGAGATTGCCGCATATCAGACACCCACTCAATTCCTTACCGCAACTGATAGTCCTCTTATCAAACAATGGTGGCAACTTCTAGCGTTGGGAGCTTCACTAAAGATTTTTGAGGATAGGGGAGACTTCGAACAGATTGCTGCATACCGTCCTATATGGGATGAACAAATGAGATTAGCGCTCAGAAGAACGATTGTACAACAGACTTCTGAGAGAACAGCAACGATCTATACCGATCAATTGCAGCCTTATAACAATAATTTCTTTAACCAGTTTTGAGGTCATATGACAATTTACACCCCAAATATTCCTCAACCTGGAGACATACCAAGTCAGAGCCAAGACTTGATCTTGCAAAACTTTCAATCTCTTCAGGATGCCCAGGATAGAAACCATATTCAATTGAGTGACGTAGTTAATAGAGGAAAACACGGCGTTCTCGTTATGCCTGAGGTAGGTTCAGTTCAGTTCCCTGACCCTCCTACCACTGCAATAAACGAGGGCGGTCTTTACATGGGAAATAACGCCTTTGATAATCAAACGGCGTTATTTTTCCGTAGAGAAAATAAAACGGGTGTTTTCCAACAAACAGTGAAAGACGTTGTTTTAACTGCACTGCCATTAATGGCAGGGGGCCTGTTCAACGCAGCTGGGATAATCCAAGGCCAAGCTGTCTACAATATGAGCAACTGTACAAAGACAGGAACTGGGAAATATACGGTGAATTTTGGAGCAAATATGACTAGCACCAATTACCTCTATGTCATTTCCTGGGAAGCTCCAACTGTAAGCGGTGCCGATATAGATTCTGGACAAGCAGTATCCCGAGCTCTTGGAACAATGAATGTAGAATTCCGAAGAAGAAACGGGGGAACTAACCAATACTTTGATCCAACAAGTTTTACAGTAATTATTTTTGGCGGATGGGTCTAAATGCAGCCACTTTATATTGGACCCTACGATATAGGGCTCCAAAGAAATCTCACTCCTTTCATGCTCCCAGATCAAGCTTTTCCAAGCTTGACGAATGCTTACGTCTTTAGGGGAAGGGTGCAGAGAAAGTCTGGCTTTGACTTACTAGGTCGTTTAAGACGCGTTTTAACGACTCAGGCAGCAGGAAATATAGCAGCTGGGGGTGCAGGTACCTTTACGTTCAATCTCTTTACAGGCATGGGCTTATTAGCCACAGAACCCAACGCTCAAATTCAACCTGGCAATGTCACTAACATAACGATAGCCATAGGAGCTCCGATCAACCAAACATTGACAGACAATGCTGGTACCGGAACTCTAACAATCGTT